GGTGGAGAAGCTCTTCAAACTTGACAACCAGCAACTTTGGGCACAGATTAAATACATGGTAGACGCCCATGAAGATGGCGAATACCGTTGGGCTAATCTGGAAAAAGTTGGTGCATTCCTCGCGGAACAGTATGCCAGTTGCCGAGGCAATGATACTGACCTGACGAAGTACCTTGTCCCCGTGGCCCCCAATGATACGGACACGAAGGGAGAGAGGCTCTCCAAAAAGATACCGGGCGACTTTACCGCTATGCGCAACATCCTCGCTTATGTCCGTAAGAACTTCGGAGACATGGAGAAGGTGGAGAACTGGGCAGACGCTAACTTCAAACGAGACCTCATCGCGTCCTACGGTTCCGATTCTCTGATACGTCAAAATGTCAAACGCCTCGATGACCCCAAGCGTACAAAGCGTTTCTTCTTCATGCCAATCGACATTTGGTTGAAGGAAGCAAGCGCAGAAACGAAGGCAAGGGTGTATTCACAATATGAACATATTAAGGTACTTGCGGAAACCATGTAAAATTTCTTCTAAAAACTTCTTGACAAAAATCTAACACTTGGTATATTGGCCTCGTCACCGGGATTCCGGGGCGGGGCCAATCCCGTTCCGCTAATCCCATAGAATAATAAAAAGCAAACAAGCAATAAACATGACAGCAAAAGAAGAATGGAAATCGTTGTTCACCGGATTGGTGAGAGATGGGAAGGACAAACTAGCACTTATCACTTTGGCGATATTGCAATCCGGATTGTTTCTATATGTCCAGTACCACGCCTTCATCTTCCTGAAAGATGAATCTCTTTTGGGCAAGTTCTACGGTATGGTCATATTTATACCTATGGTGCTCGTCCCATTCATGCTACACAAAGGCTCTTTGTTTCTCTTGCACTATATTCAACAACTTTTCCACATGGTAATCGTGCGTCCTGTGGTATGGGTAATTTATAAACTTGTTCATTAATATGTTTGAAGATATTTTAGTTTTATCGGCAGTATCTGCTATAATATTGCTTCTGCTCATTCCGATTTGCGACGGGGCTTCCATATATGCAAAAGACCTGTGGAGCTATTACAAAGAAAAGGACAATAAATCTAACTTCGAACAACAGTAATACCCAAACCTCTTATGCCCAAAAGACTTATGACATTGGAAGATACGACATACTCTCAAAGATTTAGGGATAACCTCGAGGACACGTTGGAGCAGATGCTTCCGGTTCTCTCATTCATACCCTTTGTCCTTACCCTAGCGGTTAAAGGGTATTGTCCTGAATATTCGTGGATGACGTGCTTCTTAGCGGTACTCGGCAGTCACGTACTTCAAATTCTCTTTGTTGTTACGGTGAACTCCATTCCGAAGAAGGATTCTACCTTCTTCGGGGCGGTCGCCGCCGCTGGTTTCTACTTAGTCCCTATACTCTGCCTCTATAATGCGATGAAGAGCTAATCATGAAAGAATTAGTTGAACTCTCCCCCTACATGGGCATCTATTACCTCTCCCTATCTATGGGCCTTCTGGTCAATGGTATGCCCCTACTGGCCTCCCTCATCTTCTCGCTCATTCTCGTCCTCATCGTTCTGTGGGTGTGGTCCTTCATCTACATCACCATCACGCATCTATTGAAACGAAGTAACCGGGACATGAACATCAATATCTTTGGCCTCTCCGCAACATCGGTCACTCTCTTCTTCATTATCATATCACGCTAAACTATGTACAACGAAATTGCAATCGCCGCCCAAACTGTTGATTCCCACTTCTCCTATATGGGATTAGAGGAATCAGCCGCTGACCTCCTGCGCCATCTTCTGTGGGAGATTGAAGAATACCGGGAAGCTGACGCGGAGGACCGCGTAAAGGAGGCAACCGACATCGCCATTCTCGCATTGCGCCTCGTCGCGGCGACCGGACGGGATGAAGGTTTCTCCTTTGAGGATTGGATATTCCTCACAAACGAAAAATGCCGGGAAGTCGTGAACCGCATGAACCGTGCCGTCAAGATGTACAAGAAGGACAGAACCGCCGGAATTCCTATGAGCACACCCCAAGAATACTACGCGCAAGCGAAGGAACAACCGAATACACCCAAACACTAATGCACGAAGAATTAGATAAGAACCCTATATCATTTTCACTGCCCCGCATTCCGGGGTATGAAATGGAGATTACAGACGACCAGACCAAACTCACAGGCGATACTCTTGCCGTTGACTTTGAAACGTATTATGAAGGGAAATATTCCCTCAAGTTCATGGACCCGCATTCCTACTGTCTGGACCCACGGTTCGACGCATACATCATGTCCGTCTATGACGGGAAGTATTGCTGGGTAGGACATCCGAAGGATTTTGACTGGGAGAAAACTACGAAGGACAAAACCCTCGTCGCGTTTAACGCCAGCTTCGACTATGCCGTTTACCTCTTCGCACTTCACGCGCCGGGGTCCAAGGGCATCCCGTGCACGCCAAGCTTCCAGCCGCCCTTCAAGGAGTGGCTCTGTTCCCGTGCCGCTTCCAACTATCTCGCCATCTATGGCTCTCTTGACAAGATTGTCGCAAAGCTTTGGGGTGTAGAGATTAGCAAGGAGGTCCGAGCCAAGGCCGAAGGCGTTGATTTCCGCAAGATGGAAGTCATCCCAGACGACATGAAGGAATACGTGGCGGGCGATAGTTACTACTGTCTCGCCGTGTGGGACAAGATGAAGAACTTCTGGCCGGAAGATGAACGGGAATGCTGGCTCAATACCTGCATCATGGGATGGCGCGGAGTTCCGACTTCCCGCCAGTATCTTCTTGACGGATTGGAGAAACTCCATCAGGCGCAGGAGGAATACAAGGAAGCTATCCCGCTTGAAAAGAAACTCTCCATTCCCCAACTACGTAGAGCGTGCGAGGAACTGAACATCCCGCCCCCCACAACCACCAGCAAGTCCAGCGAAGATTTTACGGACTGGCTGGAAGAGTATGGCCACCTCGTTCCGTGGGTAACTCTTATCGGGAAGTACAGGAGCGTGAACCGCATGATTAGCATTACCGAGCGCATGCTTTCCCGCGTCTATACTGACCATGAAGGGATAGAACGTCTCCCCTACACCCTGACCTATTGTGGCGCAAGTACGGGCCGTTGGACTGCCGGGGGAGATAAGCTCAACCTGCAACAGCTTAACCGTGAAGACGTTCTGGGCTTTAACCAGCGCAACGCCATTCAAGCACCCGAAGGGTATAAGCTCGTGGTATGTGACTGGGCTGGGATTGAAGCACGTCTGACCGCTTGGCTCTGCGGGCAGGAGAAAATTCTTGATACCCTCCGTGCTGGTGAGAAGGACATCTATGCCGCTAACGCGAAAGGTTGGGGCCTCATCCCCGCGGATGTCAAGGACTTCAAACAGTACTGCAAGGAAACTCCGGGGCAAGCGGACCTTCGTCAGCATGTGAAGGCGGGGGTACTTGCTTGCGGATTTAGTGCTGGATGGAAGGCTATTCAACGCTCGAACCCCGGAATGGACAGGGACCAGTGCCAAGCGATTGTGGACATGTACCGCAGTCGTAGCCCGGAAGTGGTGGCATGGTGGAGAGAGTTGGACGCATTAGCGGCTCGCGGCTATCGTACCCCCTCCCATAGCTTCGCGCTCTCCCTTCCCTCTGGCCGGAAGCTCTATTATCGTAACTGTTACAAGAAACTCATTCAACCCAAGGACGGTCGTCGTCCCTATTTCGCAACCTGCGTCGATTTCGGGTACAAGTCCTCCATCGTCAATACTAACCTCCTTAGCAACAATAACATCCAGTCAATCGCACGTGACCTCATGGTCCGCACGTTCAACCGCCTGTGCAAGGAATTAGAGGGTGCGCAACCTATCCTTCTCGTGCATGACGAAGCAGTAGTGATGGTTCCGGCTGACCATGCCGAGGAATACGCCCAGCGCATCGAACAGATAATGGAAGAAACTCCGCAGTGGGCTTCATCCCTTCCGCTCCTTGCCGAACCTGAAATCATGGACAAGTATCGCAAATGAGTGCGCTTACTCCATTCCCGCCTCAAGAGGATTGCATTCATGATATGGTGGATGCAATTACCCGGCACGGCTATGTGATAAATAAATCCTGCACGGGTACGGGGAAAACATTGGTTACTATCGAAACCGCGAAGGCTATGGGCAAGAGACTTCTCGTCGTCTGCCCTGCCATCGTAGTGACCCAATGGAAGCGAGCGATTGAACAGCAAGGAGCGGACGCGGTGGATGTCCTCTCATGGGAGAAGGTGCGCAGGGGGAGCACCCCCTATTACAAACGCCCCACAAAGATTCCCAAGTCCCGGATAGTCTTCGGGGCTTGGACCCTTCCCGACGATTCCTTGCTTGTCCTCGATGAAAGCCATAAGGCCAAAACCTATGGTAGCCAAAGCAACATCATGGCATTAACTGCGGCTCATCAAAGGCTTCCAACGATTATGCTCTCTGCTACTCCTTTTATGTCTCCCCTCGATATGAGCGTTCCTGCGACGTATGCCAAGTGGATTCAAGACCCTCGACGCGGGTTCTGGCTCTGGGCACGCATGCACGGATGCACCGACAGCTTCTGGGGAGGTATCGAGTTTAAGCTCAACCCACGTAACCACGCCATGATGGAGAGCCTGAAACAAAAGCTCTTCACTGCTGGGGTTATGACAGAGATTGACAAGGATAGACTTGACACATTCTTCCCGGAGAATAGAATCGAATATCTGTCCGTGGACGTAGACATGAAAGGTATGAGAGAGATTAAACAGTTGCAGAAAGCACTTGACAAGCTGGACAAATCGTGGGACCAGTCCATCGAACGGGCTAACGAGAAGGGAATCGAACTTCCTGCTATCGTTGAACTCCTTCGGCTTCGCCAGCAATCTGAATTGGCTAAGCTCCCCACGATGGCAGAGAAGGCAGTCGAACTTCTGGATAGTGGATATAGCGTCGCCATCTTCGTGTCTTTCCTCGACAGTCTCTCCACACTCTCGGAACTCATTAACAATAAATCGGGGAGAACAGTTCCCTACTCCGAGATTAGTGGAGCGGTGACTGGGAAGAACCGACAGGAAGAGGTGGACAAGTTCCAACGGAATGGAGTTCCTCTCGCTCTCGTGCAGATTAGTGCAGGAGGAACGGGTGTGTCTCTCCACGATACCGAGGGTGGCCACCCCCGCGCCGCGCTTATCTCGCCCGATTTTTCCCTCTCGTCACTCCTGCAAGCTCAAGGACGTATCGCCCGCCTCGGTGCAAAGTCACACACCTTGCAGTACATTGTGACCGCCTCCGGTACGGTGGAGGAACGAATCATACAATCACTCAACACAAAAGAAATTTGCTTTAACGCATTAACATCAAATGGCTAATAACGAAACCAACACTCATAGCAAGTACAGTCCGAGTAAGATGGCATTGCTCGCTACCTGTCCCGGATATATGCCTCGCCCCATGACTAAAGAGGAAGAAGAGGATGACTTCTCCCCGGCGGCCATTGGGACCCGTGTTCACGCGGCCCTTGAAACCAAGAACCCAGAATCCCTTCTTACCAAGCATGAGCACATCCTCTACACTGCGGCATCCAACATGGTGGATAGGCTCATGTCCATCTTCGCAACCGAGGTACAAACGGACAAGGTAGAAGTACTCCCGGAACATAAGTTTGAAGGAATCGTCTTCAACCCAGACGATGAAGCACAAACCGGAACGGCTGACGTTCTTGTCCGGCATGGTGATACTTCCATGATTATCGACTACAAAATGGGGATGGTCCCTGTCTCTGACCCTGCCGAGAATACCCAGTTCATCTACTATGGTTTGCTGGAAATGGCAGAACGCCCTGAATGTAAGCGCATTATCCTCGCGGGGGTACAACCCAGCCAGACCGAAAGCATGAAGATTGCGGCGTTCTACCGCGACGGTAAGGGGCCGAAGTTCACCACGGATATGTCTGTCGTCCCTATGGATGAAGCTACCGCAAGGGGAAACATGTCCGCAGTCATTGCCCGCCATTGCCGTGATGCGGAGAATCCCTATGCCTACTCATCCTCTCCGCATGTCTGCCCCTACTGTTCCCGTCTCGCCCGGTGTAAGAAGGTGACTAGCATGGCCCGTAACTTCTCGCTCAAAGTGTTGAAGGACAAGGACCTAGCCGAAGGGATGATTGATAGCGTCGGTACGGCGATGGACAACCCGGAAACCCTTGGCTCCCTTCTTTCCTTTGCGAACATTATCGCGGAGGCCAACAAGGTGCATAAGGACTATGCCAAGACCCTCTTCGCTTGCGGCGTTGATGTTCCCGGATGGAAGTATGCACGGCGAGGTAATACCGTAAAGGTGGACAACGATGCCTTCCGTGCCTACGTCGAGCAGTACATTTCCCCAGAGGAAATTCTGGACAGCATCTCCCGCCTCCCTGTGTCGAAGCTTCTTGACATGGTGGTAGATAAAAACAAAGTTGAAGGAGCCACACGTGCCGAGATGAAGGAAGCCAAGGAATCCTTACTCGAAGAGCTTCAAGAACTTGGAGTAGTGAAAGAAGTGACGAGCGCGATGGCTTTGCTCAAAATCAAATAAACATCTTGACATTTCACGAACTTGTGATATAGTCACGTCAGAGAAGTTACCGAGGGTAGTTCACTCGCCAAAGAAGCCCTCAACCCAAAACCAAGAATAAACGAATACTATGGCTACTAAGAAAACAGAACACGAAACCTTGGGAATAGACCCGGGAGACGCATTGGAACTGGGAACTCCCGAACCCAATCAACTCGCAACCGCTACGGAATACCACTCTTTCGAGGGCGAGACCGACGCTTCGGACATTCAGATTCCCTACCTCAAACTGTGGCAAGCCTCTTGCGATGAAGCCAAATTGGAAGAACCGATTGGCAGTTTGGGTGCGTTCCTTCTCAACGGTCTGGTCGTTGCCGAGCGCAATAATCCTCTTGAATGTATCGTATTGAAGGCTCGTAAGTTCTTCCGCGAATACATCCCGTACAACGAACGTCAGCCCGGCGTATATGCCAAGACGTGGAATACGAAGGAAGAGTATGAAGCAGAAGGATTCGACAAGTCGCAGGTCAACCGTGCCCTTGCCATGTGGCTACTGGTTAAGAAGCCGCAGGGTATTAAGGACGCAAGTACCACCGAGGATGACCTTGATGCTCTCTTCACTATTGACTTCATGGGCGACCAGTGGACGCTGGCACGATACACGCCGGAAGGTAATCAGTACACGGGCGTTGGTGCTCCCTTCATCCAGTTCATGATGTTGAAGGGGAACAAGCTCGGCTCCCTGCCCTTCCGTGTGCAGATTGGTGCACAACGCGCCGTCTCCCGCGACGGGAAGAACAGCTACGCCAAAGCGTTCCTCAAGTTCAAACCGCACCCGGTGGAAGGACAGGTTGAAGCCATCCAAGAGATGGGCCTCCTTTCCGCGGTAACTAAGTAACCCCCTCCCGGCTCTGACGGGTTTATCCCGTAGCACCGCATTGCGGGTAAAAAAGGAGCACGTTCCATTCGGCCATCCCATACCGGGGTGGCCGTCTTATTTTTGTGCTTGACCTTCTGGACTTTGTGGGATATATTCTCCTATGCAACTAGTAGGAGTTGACCCCGGAACCCACGGCGCCCTTGTACTCGCGGACACCCGGAGCAAGAAAATCTGGATAAAGCACATGCCAGAAGACGAAAGGGAACTGGAAATCATATTGAACAAACTGCCACGTAGCCGTCATCGTATCATGTACATTGAGAAGATGAGCTATGCCATGAGCGGAGGCGGCAAGGTGTCCAATCCGAGAAGTAGTGGCGTATTGGGAGAGGCAACCGGGAAGGTCCTCGGTTACGCCGCGGCGGCGGGGTACACCGTCACAAAGGTTTCCCCAATCGTATGGATGCGGGCTATGGGCGCGTATGATACGGGCCTGACCGCCCGGGACCGCACGAAGTGGAAGAACAACCTGAAACGCATCGCGATGGAGAACTTCCCCGGCGCGAAGGTGACGCTACAGAACGCGGACGCTCTTCTCATTCTATTGTACGCGTACCGGGAACTGAACGATGACCACACACTGACCCTCGACAACTGGGATATAGAAAGGATATAGCATGGCACGACACTTTACCCGCTACGGACGACAATGGGAGTACGGAGTATCAGAGCTTGACATCGAACTCTGGTGCTTCAAATACGCATGGCCCGAAGAGAAGGGAGGGCTGGGCAGGTATGGACACGCTAAGAACGCCATCAATCTCCTGTGGAATTACAAGGGCAGTCCTACTCCCATTATCTGGACGCCGTGGATTGAACGGATGATTGAAACCGCGTGCAAATATGATGTGGTCATCATGGGTGGAGGCTCGTCCTCTGGGAAGTCATTATCTATGGCTATCATGGCGACGCTCTTCTATCTGGCCGACCCCGTCGATACCCTTTGCCTAGTCACCTCGACTACTATTGAAGGTGCGAAGAAACGTATCTTCAAGGATATTAAACGGTTGTGGCGCAAGGAATTTCCGGGTAAGCTCGTTGATGGTAAGGGACAGATTAAAGGCGTGAACGAGGACGGAGATATTGACGATTCCCGCGGCATCTCCATTATCCCCTGCGCGAATGTCGGCGACCCCAGTAGCCGATTTATCGGTATTAAGGCAAAGAACATGCACGTCTTTTACGACGAGCTTTCCGAATTGCCGATTGAACTCGTCGAGGTGTGGCGTACCAACCTCATCACCAACAGAGCGGACACGCCTCCTACCCTGATGGCCGCCTCTAACCCCAAGAGCCGCACCGATGCCTTTGGTGTTATGGCTATGCCCAAGGACGGGTGGAACAGCGTTGACATCTTTGAGGAATACGAGTGGGAGACTAAGGACGGGATTTACATCCGCTTCGATAACACCCAGAACCCCCGCATCAAATATGGCCGCGAGGATTGGAGCTTCTACACCCCGTTGGACATCGTTCAGCAAACGATTGAACAGTATGGGGAGAATAGTCCGTTTGTGATGCGGTTCCACCGGGCTACCTTTTCAGACGATACGGAAGAAGGTTCGCTAATGTCGGAGGCTGAAATTTACGGCAGTGGCGCGGATGCCATGCCCGTCTGGGGAGACGGCGAGTTGATTACCATCGCAGGATTGGACCCTGCCTACACCAACGGCGGCGACCAGTCATGTTTGAAGCTCGCCAAAGTTGGGAGGACTGTCGAGGGCCTCTGGGCTTGTGCAGTCTTCCGTACCTATCTCCTTAAATCCACGTCCGACAAGGAACGGATGAAGCAAAGGAACTTCGACATCGCCCAGCAAGTTGGAGAGATTCTCCGGGCCAACGGGGTTGAAAGTAAGTACCTTGCCGTAGACGTAACTGGCGGTACGGGTTTCATCGACATCCTCGCCCAGCATGTCGGCACGGACTTCCAGACGGTCAGCTTCGCGGGTATGGCGAGCAAAGTGCCCATTGGCCTGTTGCAGAATCAGGAGGCATGCCAGCAATATAGCAACAAGGTCTCCGAGCTTTGGGGATGTATGAAACTGGCAATCAATGCTCGCCAACTTTATGGCCTCGACCCGACAACTATCGTCGAGCTTAAATCCCGGCTCTACACCATGAACGGAACCCGAATTGCCGTGGAACCCAAGGCGGCCATGAAGAAACGGATTCATAAATCCCCGGACAACGCGGACGCACTAGCACTATTGGTGCACGTGTGCCGGGGAATCATGGGGCCGGAGTTCGGTAAGATTAGGCTTGACATTCAGAACCATAAGGTGGTAGAACATCAAGAGGTAATCAAATATCGCGAAGACGGAACCGCATATATTGAAGCCGCAGACATTGGCAGGTATCTCGGAGGCTTCGTCGGAGGCAATGCCCCCGCTCCTGCCTCCGCTCCTGCCCGCGACACCTTTGCCTCCGACGTAACCGCCGCAATGAACATGCTATGGACCTAAGAGCCGCCGCTAAGATTTCTGCTCCCAAACCGATTTCCAACGAGAACACCGTTATACGGAAGGCCATTGAGATGTACAAGGCAGGGACCCCGGTTCCTGTCATCTCGGAAGTTACTGGCCTCCCCCGTGAACGTGTTGATAAGATTGTTGATAGCGTCCAACTCTCGAAGGAGGAACTGGCTATCCGCAATGAACTTCTCAATACGTACACACAGAACACACAGGCACGCATCCTCCAACGCCAAGAGGCGAGGACGAAGATAGAGCTTGACATCGTTGAATCCATGAGTAGCCAGTACAAAGAACTGATGAACAGTGGATTCTCCCGTGTCGCTTCCTTCATGGCCGACGCAGAGATACAATCAATTAAGGATGTACCTCTCTTCCTCTCTATCATGGAGCGAAGCCACGGTCTGTGGGAGAAGTTTAACGAAGCGATTGCGAAGCGCGACATGGACCTACTGTCACAGGTTATCCAGCAGTTCGAACTGGAACAGACCGAGATAGTGACACAGATGGGATTGCAGGGAGGACCAGTAACTCTGAACAAGGATGGCACTCGTCCTGAACTGGAAGAAGGAAGCGCGGCCCGTACCATCACCTTGAAGCTCAAGAAGAAGGGCGAAAAGCCCGAAGCTGACGAAAAATAATATTGACAAGTTCGTATTTTCTCCTATATTGAGGTCATGTCCAAACCCGAATCAATTCAAGAAGTCTTCCGTCGTTGGACCCCGGTAGCTCTCATGAACTTGCCGGAGGAAGTGAAGACCCCAGAAACGTTCCCCGATTATATGGGAACAGATGATGAACCGTTGCCTGTTGGTCATAGTCAGGGAATTCTGACGGTCATTGGGTACTCCCACGATGTCCGATATCCGTATGTCGCGCAATGTGCATGTGGGAATGTGGTCACGATGAACCGTCTGCAATTAACGCGCAAGCAACACCATTGTGGATGCCTGACCCAAATCATGCGCTCATCCTATCTTATCCGCTTGCGGGTAGAAGCTATGCGTTCATGGTGGCAACAGGTTCCTCTGTGGCTCGATGACCTTGACAAGCTTCGCGAACACGCGAAGAAGTACAAGAAGGCCGTCAAGAGAACGAACAAGTACAATGCCAAGCTCTCCCATGTCGAGTACGCGGACGACCCGCTGACGTTTGACAGGGAGGTAGAGACCTCCGGTAGCCCTGACGGGGTGGACGCTTTCCTTTCCCTCATCGCACCGTCGGAGGAATATAGTCAGTTCCTACGCAGTATTGCCGAGAAGCTGACCAAGGAATATAAACCTTGGCCCGCAATCCCAATGGCGAATACAAGCGCGTATGCCAGTTACAAGAACGAACTGCCCGAATTTGACGCGGCTACCTTCATTAACTTCGTCAACTACCTTGCAGACGCACAAGAGGATAAAAACCTGAAACCTACGTCCGACAATGGCGATAAGTGAGAATGCCGCCGTCTTCCATGAGGTAGCACGGGATAAGGAGGTGTGGGGAAAAGCATGGAGATACCGTGCCTACTACCTTGCGTGGGTGAACGGGAAGTCCGCGAGGCTTGCGCCTACACGTGGCGAGGTCATGCACCCCTACCCCGACCGGGCGAACCCTACACACGTGATGGCCTTTAAGGATGTTGACCCGGTGCATGGAGTGCGTCCTAAATACTTTCGGACAAAGATATTCTCGAATAGTACGGAAACCCCACTCATCAGACCCCTCACGCTAACTCCGGGCAGTCCTCGAAAGTACCCCTTCTTCTCCTATCTAATGTATGAGCCTCTCGTCGAATCCCAGCTCTACTTCCGCTGGTATCTCTTCCAGCAGTTGGTAACTGAATGGGCATTCAATATCCTGCCGCCTCAAGCGGACACATCCTTGGGCATACAGGCTGAACGCCGCGCCCTCAAAGCAACCAAAACAAAATAAACGACAATGGCTACAATAGCAATCCCTTGTGAACCTCGCGTCCTTATCAACGGCGCGAACATTGCACAGAACCTCATTGACAGCGTTGCGGCTTCCAGCCGTGGCGACCACGATGTTTGGCTCCTGCTCCCTTACCGGGCCAAGGCCGCCGCTGAACCCATGATTAAAATCTTGAAGAATCAGTTCCGGGACCTTCGCACGATTGAGTTGCTGACCCCTGTCACGGGTAGCTACGCTCTCGTTACTCATCTCTTCGCCCGACTGCAACAGGCTCTGGCTTACGAGAACGCGCCGGACGAACGAGCTATCATTTGGGTTTCCGAACGCGGCAATGAAAAGTTTAAGCCCGGCGCGATTGATACGCTGGATGCAACGTTCTATCGCAAGAAGGCTCCGGTTATTGCGGGTAAATACTTCACCGTTCCCGCTACCGAAGGTTCCTACGAATCCCGCACCGTGGACGGAACCTTCGTCATGTCCAGCCAGCTGGCGAAACTCTATCCCCAGCGAGTTCCCTACGTCACCATCTCCCAGCATTTCCGTCTCTTCCTTGACAAGGTGCTGACCGAGAAGTGCTTCAACGTGGAGAACTGGGACGACCTCATCACCGTTGGTGAAATCCCCGACGCGGACAACTTTAAGCTTCCCCAAGTTCTTGGCGAAGTCACGGTGACGACCCCTGCCGAGGTATCTATCGCCAGCATCAAAGCGGAATCTATCAATATGATGGGACAGTCCGAGCAAGTAGGTGGAGCAACTAAAGCCCGCGAGGATTTAAGTGAAGCAGAAGACTTGACACCCAGCGCGAAAGTTGTTACACCTGCACCTGTGAAGCCCAAGACCAAGAAAGCCATGAAGGCTGATGCGGTTGAGGGTAAAGACGAAATTGACAAATAGTAGATATGCCGAAACCAGACGCAAATGCTCCCGTAGGTCCGGGGGTTATTGGCGTGGTTGACGAGAACGGAACTCTTCTCAAGCGAAGGGTTCCGACCGCTGACCAAGCCCGCGCCTTGCTCTACTTCTGCCTCACCGCTGACCAGCTATCCATGCAAGCGAGGACAGAGGCACAGGCAGAGCTGGACGGACAACGCCCGTATGACCCAATGGCCCTTTCCGCAGTTGGTCAGAATTATCGAACCAACTACAACTTCCGCACGATGCGGATTGTTCGTGAAAAGGTGGCGGCTAGCCTCCGCGAAGTGTGGGATAACCCCGAACTTGTTTCGGTGCAAACCACCTTCGGAGATAATGCTCGTCGCCCCATCTATTCTGACATCCTTTCCACCGAGGTGACGAAGATGGTCAAGTCCATGCCGGGATTCACTTCCATCATGACAGACCTTCTTCACAACTTCTCATTCCACGGCTTTGGCCTCGCCTACTTTGAGGACCCTGACACTTGGTACTTCAAGGCAGGTAGTCTGAACGAGTTCGCGTTCGAACGCAAGGTTAAGCCGGACAGTAGCACCCTTGAGGTTGTGTTTGCTACTCGTACCCTTCGTGCCCATGAACTCTACGATTTCATTCGTGACCCGCAGACCGCAAGGGAAGCTGGCTGGGATGTGGAAGAGGTCATGAAGGTGTTGAAGACCTGTAGTTACAACCAGACGGTACAGCCCCAGCGCATTTCTTGGGAGACCGAGAAGATGCTCAAAAACGGAGACTACACCCTGACCGACGTAATTGGAACCAGTATTCCGATTGCCCACATGTGGGTTCGCGAATTCAATGGTACGGTTACTCACTCCATCTTCTTCGTCAACGGAAGCGGCGGCAATGGTCAGGATGTGAAGCGTGACCAGAACCGCGATGTAGATGACACCAAGTTCCTCTACACGAAGGAAGGGGCTTACAACTCTATGGAAGAAGCGTTCATCCTCTTCCCGCTGGGCAGTAGCACCAACGGCGACATCCATGCTCTCCGCGGATATGGCAATGACCTTCTGCCCCACACTCGTGTCATTGACAAGTTGATGAACCAAGCGACGGACGCGGCGTTCCTCGGCATGGCTCTGAACGTCTCTGCCACCAATGAAACCTCCCGTCTCTCCGCAATGGTGAACCCGATGGGGGCCTATACCATTTTGGACCCGTCAACGCAAGTGGTTCCTAATCCCGTGCCGAATCTGCAACAGGTTGCCGGAACTCCCCTCGCATTCTTGCAGAACCAAATCCGGGAACGCTTGGGCGAGATTGACGTGAATGCTGATGGAGGCATGGGCCGCACCCAGCTGGAAGCTGAAATCCGTATGGGCAATGCGAGCAAGGTCAGCAATAACATCATGGATATGCTCTTGGAGCACATGACCATCCTTCTCCGTGAAATCGTTCGCCGTATCATCCGCAAGGACTACGATGAAGGGATTGGCGGGTTTAAGGAACGTGAACGCATGCTCCAACGTCTGGACGAAGCAGGTGTGCCAAGGGATGCCTTCTTCGCTATCGACCTTGACAGCGTTACTGCTCTTCCCCCTATCGGTGCGGGCAGTAAGGTTCGCCGTACAATGGCTCTCCGTCAGTGTCTCAACTACATGCAGTTCATGCCCCGCGCTGGGCAGGAACGTCTCATTCGTATGGCCATTGCCAATGAAACGAACGGACGCACCGCACAGTTGTTCATGCCGTTGAAAGATGACCCCAACCCATCCGAAACCGTGGCCGCCTCTATCGCATCCATCCAGAACAACCAGCTCATGGCAGGGCAGGAAGTTCCGGTTATGCCGAACGAGGACCACAGGACGCACGCGGAAGTGCATGCCAACTTCATCATGTCCATGCTACCGGACGCACAGCTGGAACCCGAAGAGATGGCCCAGCTAGCTCAACCTCTACAGCTTCTGGTCGCCCAGTTGGCAGGACACATGGACTATTTGCAGGCCGCCAAGGAAGTTGTCCCTGAATTTGAACAGTACGAGAAACTGGTCAAGAGGTGCAACGAGGTTATTACCAACGGCATGCGGGCCTTGGAAGCGATGCAACAGAACGAAGAAGCGGCTCCCCAAGAAGGACCTACTCCTGAACAGATGAAAGCCGAAGCCGAAATTGAATTGAAGCGCATGAAGACGGAAGCTGAAATCCAGTTAGCTAAGGAAAAGCAGGATGCCGAGATTACTCGTAACGCCGTAGAAGCCAACGCTAAAGCGGCTCAATCGCTAGGAGGTGCACGATGAAGGCAGTTCCTACCTACACTGTCGAAGGGTTCAAAAGCAACAAGGCGGCCAGTCGCCGCCTTGCTGAACTCCTGCATGACCCGGTAATGGAAGAAGCTCTCTGCATTGTTCAGTCAAAACTCAATGCGACATTACAGCCCACAATGGAAGCCGCCGCATTAAACGGGGCTTTCGCGGCAGGGGCCAAATCCGTCATCGCCGCTCTCTTCAATCTGGCCGAAGAGAATGAAGAAACCGAATCCCCGGTAACTATGATGAATCATCCCATGACCGAGCGTAACGCTTGGATTAACTCACTTTCACCCAACAGGTAATACATAGATGGACAACGTAAATATTCCCGCAGTAGCGGAGGGCATCATAGATGGTGCTATTCACAACGACATACATAACATTTTCGAACAGACCCTGTTCGCCCCGGATTCCACGGATTCCACTCAACCCTCCAATCCCGCTAACCCCACGGCTCCCATTGAATCCCCGGATGGTACGGTAGTCATGCCAGATGCTGGTCCCCGCATCGCGGATGATGAAGTAGTCAATACCACGGGAACCCCGGTTCCCTCGGATGACACGGAATCCGAGGAAACCGAGGAAGAACAGAACGACGAACAGAACGAAGAAGAAGAAAACGAAGAGGAAGAAAACGAAGAAGGGAAGAAGGAAGAACAGAACAACGGTCCTAAGGAACAGAAAGCGAGCAAGGCCGCGAGCAAGGCATTCGCTGAAATGCGCGTCCAGTTGAGGGGCGCGAAGAAAGAAATCGCGGACTTGAAGGCCAAGTTGGAAGAAGCGGGTAAATCCTCTCCCAACAATGAAGAGCTTGAATCTCTGCGAGAAATTGTACGCGGCTATGCCTTCACCGCAACCGAAGAATACAAGACCAATGTAACTGCCCCGTACAATAAGGCTAACGCCAAACTTGCAGAGATTGCCCGCGCCTCTGGTGCATCTCTGGACATGGACAAGCTGAATGAAGTTGCCCTTAATCCTGACCTCGACGAGTACGACCGGGAAGAAGCGTATGAGGCCATTGGGAAGGAACTGGGCATCAGCGATTCTGCCGTGTTCAAATTTGTCCGCATGGCTAAGGTCCGCGACGCGGCCATTGTCGCCCACGGAAACTATCAGGCCGAAGCCGACAAGTATGTGGAAGAGTTGAAGGCCAGCCGCGGCGGCAAGTCGGAGGCCGGGACCTACACCGTCAACCTCGACAACTACACGTTGGAAGCGATGAAGGAACGCGCCAAGGAACTGGGCATGACCACGGAGATTACCGAAGAGAATGTGAAGCATGCCCGCCATCTTGCTCACAAGATAAATAATGGCTCCTTCATGGACGGCGCACTGGCCGAACTCATGGTTAAGGAACTGGCAGATGCTCGCGCGACAATCGAGGCTCTCAACGTGAAGGTGGCCAAACTTCGCAAGGCCCGCCCCTCCGCTAACAGTGGTAGCTCCAAAGCCCCAGAGACCCAGCCACCCGCCGGGCCGACCGCAGTCGGGGACATTATTGGTAGTGCCTTCGGATTATGATAAATAATCCTTGACATACTGGTAATTTTATGACAAGAATGGGGCATCAAATGCGGTGTCCCATTCTTGCTTTCCCGCGAGCAAACCAAAACAAACCTTTATGCAGGCGTGAAAATTCTTGGTCCTGACCCTGCCATGACCGCGTAAGACCCCAAAACAAAATCTTCCAAAGAGAACTAGGCGTTGCAAATTAAACCAAATTTAATTTACAAATGGCTACTTCTCCTAACGATATTCAGGCCCAAGAATTGAAGCTGGTCACGATGACCAACCTTCTTAACGCCAACATGTTCAGCACCTTTGCTCGTACTTCTCCGTGGAACTCCCAGATGATTATGACGGGAGAATGGACTGACGGTGTTGGTGATTCCGGGCGCATCGCAACCTTCGGTGCTACGGACCCCCGTGCCGAATGGATGAACATTAACCTCGCTTCCACCTCCAACCAGATTCCGATTACGGTAAATGATACTGGGGCTACGGAATACTCCTACAGCCGCTTCATCACGAGGCTTTCCTCCCAGAAACTGGACGTACTCCGTATGCGTCAGTCTTGGCAGGCTAAGCAACAGGCCGAGAATGCGGTGAAGCAGTTGGTCCGTGCCGTCGGTAATACTTGGTCTCGCTTCTACCGTCAGAGCTACATCAACATCGCCAGCTACAAACTCATCCCCACGAAGGCGGGTGTTGTTGGTCTCGATGTCGTGAGCAACGATATTAACTCCATGCCGGAAGTTAAGCCCGAAGCCGCTCTGAACGACGACCTGATGAACCAAGCTTGGCAGTTGCTCATCAATGAAGGTGCTGGCGAATCTGCCGCTCTGATGGACCAAGGTTCCCCTGTCTTCTTGGCTTACACCTCGAAGGACACCGTGGACTTCATCCTGCGTCACAACGAAGTTATCCGCAAGGACTGGAACTTCGCAGAGGCCGCGGAAGGCAAGGATGCTACCCTCCTGCGTCAGCTGGGCGTGAAGTGGACGTACAAGGGCTTTACCTACATCGTGGACAACATGAACCCCCGCTACACCTTCGACGACACCAAGCCGACTGGTCAGAAGTGGGTGGAAGTTCCCCAGTATATCAAGGTGGAAACGACTGTTGGTAATCGCTATGTGCCGAACCCCGCGTACATGAACGCCCCCTACGAAGATACGATTATCTTTGTGAAGGACGTGTACAAGTCCCTCGTTCCTCGTCCGGTGTCTGCCTACGGTCAGGCCAAGTGGGACCCCGTGACTTACGCTGGTGAGCTGGTTTGGGTGAACAACAAGGACAACGGCGATAACTACATGGGTACGCAGGGCATGTTCATCGCGACGCTTTCTGCCGCTCCGATGCCTGTCTTCCCGCGTCACGGTGTAGTCATCCGACACATTCGCACGACCGCTGGCCGCGAACTCGTTGGTGCTGACGGCAAGCCCGTTGGCTCTCTGGTAAGTACCCCCGCGGCAGTGCCGGGCCTCTAAGTCTAAACCTATAACTCTTAAACCGAGGCGGGCGGGATGAACCCGCTCGCCTCAATTTTTATCTGCATGAAGATTACGTATGACCCTGAAAAATTTGGAGACCTTAAACCGGGGGATGATGTTCAGCTCATGGGAGTTGGCGTTGTTTCAGATGACGGCAAATCTATTGAGATTGTTTCTATCGAGGACCAAGAAATAGGTGACGACGATAGTGACGAGGATGAGACCGAAGAAGAAACCGAATCTCCCAAACAGGAAACCGAAACCGAAGAAGCCGAAGAACTGGCAGAAGGAGCCGACATTGGTTCTATTATCGCCTCTGGCTTTGGAGCATAACCTTTTAACTAAAACTCTTAACGAAGAATTATGGCAATAGAAAATCTTCCCATCCCCGCAGAGAATGCAACTATCGCTCGCGGGCAAATCTATCAGCTTACCGGACTGACCGAGGCTACTCGGTATAAGTTTATTGTCACGTCTACCAAGTGCCCGCATGTGGTCATCGCGAAAGATGAAGCGTTGGAGCAGGGTATTGTGACTGGTAAGAACCTTCGAGGAACTCTTATCTTTTCACAGGGGACTGCTCTTGGTGCGGGACAGCGAGCCGCCGTTGCCTCATTCCAGATTCCTACGGGCGGGGATGCCGGGACCTTTAAGGGGACTGCGGTGATTACCTTCGTTGGGAATATCGCATAACCAACAATTAAACCTTGACGGGGCTGAACTCATGAGCTAAACTTCTATGGGTTCAGCCCCAAATTTTTACTATCATGGCACGTAAACGTTCTTCTAAAATCAATATTGAAAACTACGTCAACGGTTCTCCGATTACGCCGGGCGTAACCTATAAGCTGGGCGATGCCGACACGCACACCGCGTGGCTTCTTGCTTCCAGTTCTCCCTGTCTCTTCAAGCTTTCCGCTACCGCTCCTACTGACGAACTGTGGTCCAACATTACGCCGGAACAGTTCATCATCAATGGTTCGGTCGCGGGACAGGTGATTGAGATTGCATCTCCCAACGGTAAGTACTTCGTCGTCCCCACTAACGCGCAGGACAAGAACGCCTCCGTCGAAAGTGCACACGCAACGATTGCTCTTCACCCGTTGGGCTTCAACTACGACCAAGAGTATCAGGCCCTTCCGCTGGACGGTGATGGCCCTGTCTCCGAAGGTTTCTACAAAATCTCCAACCTCGAAAGCGGTAAGCTCTACTCTATCAATGTGCATCCTGACTTGGGCGGCTTGATGGAAACGAAGCCTAATCCGGAATTCAGCTATGCGCTCTTTAGCGTAGGAGCCGACAACAATCCTAAGGCATTCCTCGCTGGCGGTAAGACTACTGACCAGCTGGTCTTTGTGGCAACTGAAACTTCTGCAATTCTTTCTCTCGGTAGTACGATTGAAGAAGCGGGCTACTTCGTCTCCATCAGAAATTTTAGTTTAGGCTCCGGTGAGGGTGGCGGTTCTGGCACTGGCTTTGACCCAGCTAGTGACCAGACAATCTCCGGGGCATGGAGTTTCACCAACACGGCGGGATTAGTTCTCGGAAACGAAGTTCCTTTAGTTCTCGGACAAGGGGATGACGCGGTGAAAATCCACGGCGATGGTAGCGGAGCCGCAGTCATTGAGGGGACGGACGCTTCCCACATGGACGTTGCGATTCCTGTCAAGTTCCAAAACCCCACCACTTTTGATGACGGCATTAGCTTCGTTGCCACCACTGGCGAGAAGATGAAGTGCATCCTCTTTGGCAAGGAGAGCGGTCCTACGCGAGCCATACTTTACGAAGAATCCAACGGTTTCCTCTCCATAACTGACCCCAATAACGTCAACAATAAGACATTGACCATCGATGGGACGGGGGACTTGTGGGTCTACAAAAATGAAAACCATAACGGGGTAGTTACGTTCAACTCCCAAACCCGTATGCACGGCACTATTGACGTGGGCGGGGTTATGACGTTCCGCAAAACTCCCAATGCCAACAGCGGCATCAACATCCCGCTGGCCGCGGGCGCACCGACGAATACGGGGGCGGTTAATCGCTTTTATGCGTTGGGATTGGCTAGCGAGGCGAACATCCTGACCACTAATGCTTTCCTCAATACGACGACCATTACCAAGACAGGGACTTCGACGGTGACACAAACAGTTCCCTACCATGTGGCTAAGATTAAGGTTCCACCGGGAACTCATTCGACCATTCAGGCGAACTTTGAGGTAGTTAATGCCTGCTGGAATTATTCCAGTTTCGCAGGGTTCTCTTTCGTTTGGCGTGCTAATGGCGCCGCAAAGTTGACCTTTGGTATTGGCCGCGGCGCGAAGACGGTTCGTCCCGACCTTTCCATAGATTCTTACAGTATTATCCCGGCAAACGATTTGGCGTACAATCATGGCGAAATTCTGGATATTACCTTTGACAACGTCAGAGATACCCAGCGCAACGGTTATACGGTGCGGGTGCGTGAGATTTACGCACTCGATTCTACGGCGGGCTGGCAGGTGAAAACCACCACCAGCTTCATCCCGGCCAGTCACAACGAACCCATCCCTTGGACGATTGCCAAGGTTATTTACCAGCAGAACGCTTCGGCCAATACTGCCCAGTATGATAATCTAGGTGCACTCTGGCTCATGCTCACCGGAGGTCAGGCGAATAATCTGTATAAAATTGCCACATGCCGCGGCGTCTCCACTTTTGAGACACTCTCCGGCATTATCAGCTGGGTAACTGATGTGGTGAATAATTCGACTGGTGACACTTACATCAATGCAGGTGACGGAGAGCACACCTATTACCAGCCGGGAGGCACGAACCCGGTCTTTTACGGACTGGAAGCAATGGCCGTCGATGCCATTGAATCCGAGGAAGCGGCGGCTTTTGTGGATATTAACAACCCCATTGAACAGGCATGAACAACGCAGAAATACAAATTCAATTCCCACAGCCCGGCGACTGGACCAAGCTCATTATGAGTGTAATCTACGCGGACGCACTGGGCTTTACGCACCTTGACCAGTACAGTGAGACCACAGTTCCGAAGGAGCAGATACCCGCCCTCGCGGGGGCTATCGAGGCCATTGCCGCTCTTGACGAACAGTGGCAAGCGTGCCAAGTTTGGGCACGATTGGGAGATATTCCATCCCCATCCAGCCCGACGGACAAGATGCCCGCAGTCCTTCTGACTGTCGAGGCTACCGGGGATTCCGGGGGTACAAAAATATTTACCCCTGACCAATATCCCCAGTTCGTACTCACCGATAGTGGTACACTATCCTTCTTTAACTTCTTCACAAAAGGATGATAATCATGAGCTTACTCGAACTTCTTGACTTACTTGGCTGGAAGCGCAAGTAGCACATCGCCCCGGAGGCTAACCCCCTCCGGGGATTTTTATTAAAATAATTTCTTGACAAATAATAAAATTATTATATGGTGGTGGCATGTCCAAGACATCAAACACCAAACAGATAACCAAGATTGTTATTGACGAGGCCAATGGCTTGACACACGTTTATATGTCAGACCTTAGCCCGAAGATAGTTAAAGCCAATACCTCGGCCCCAACGAACATTCCTACCAAGAGCGAATTCTCTTTTCGCGATGAATCCGTAGAATCGCAAGCAGTAGTTGAGAAGGCCTTTGACGAAGTATTCCCGGAGGAAGATGGACATCCTCAACTGTTCTGCCCAATCTGCGGTGGTCTATTGAGAGAAGCACATCGTGGCAACTACGTGTTCGTAGAGTGTATGAGTTGCGAATTAGCGGTGCTGGGAGATGATAGTGACGATTATGAAGAGGCGAAGGAAAAGGCATGGCTTACCGCCCGCCAGTTTATTGAAGAACTCCCTCCGGTTCTGCGTCTTCAACCCGGTGCTGAAATCCAGTACTACGACGGCATGTTCCATAGGCATACCGGAATCGTTGCAGGAAGAACCCGCGTCTCCATGCACATCCTGTTGGAGGATGGGCGAAGCATTGAACCCAGCAGGATAGTTGAATGGCCGTGGGGAATGGAGCAAGCCGAGTAACCATGAAGGAGAGCAAAATGAAAACGCCTAAATGCCCGGTGTGCGGAAATGAGATGCAGTTGCAGTCTGATGAAATATGTTCAGGGTATTACACACCATTATATTATTATGAGTGCATAGGATGTCCTCTTGCCACAACGCCAGCAGATACCGCAAAAGATGCCGAGAATCAGATAAAAGAGCTTATTTCCAAGTTCCCTCCTATCATGAGGGTCTGGCCCGAAGATACAGTAGTATGGAAAAATACTCCTGTCACGATTCTTGATAAGGACGTTCCGTGCGGAGAACTTCTGGTGATAAACTCGCAAGGACGCAAATTCCTCATACCTCATCATGCTATTGAGAAATGGCCGTGGGAAATTAAACAAGCAGAATAACCATGAATACATTGCATCTATCAACCACACAATACTTCGCGCTTGCGGGCCTTTTCGCGCTTGCGGGTGTAGCTCTCCGCGGCTTAGGAGGTACTGCCCTCACCGAGATGGCCAAGAGGCTGAAAGCTCACTTGAAGCTCATTGGCATTGAGACCAATAGCTACCGGACGAGAGGAAGCGAGTATACCCTATATGAGCGCAAGGAAATGGAGAACATATATAGCCATATCTTCAATACCTCGGTTCAGTGGGTTATCTTTGGGCTAATCGGACTAAATGTAAGTATCATTGCCGAGTGCCTCTTCACTCTTCCCGCACCTCCGCTTTATGTCCTCTCTCTTATCTCCGCATGGATTGCCGCATGGTATCTCTTTATTGTGGTATCTAACTACATAACCACGGGGGTTTTCATGTGGATGACCCGCTATCGACTTTACCGCGAATACCCAAACATCAAATTCTAATATGGAAAAGAATCAAATTAAACTCGGAATGATTGTCCGCGTCGACGGCGGCCCTTGCGGTCGCGTCGTGGAAATCGACAACGAACGTTCTTCCTACCCGTACAAGGTACGCTATTCGGGAGGATTAGCGGAGTGGGCCTCTGCTAACCAGATGGAAGAAATTCTAGATGCGCCAGAAGAATCTGTCCGCGCTGGTTGCACTAACGCCGCCAAACCCCGGCGACCGTTCAAGAGAGGGGATAGGGTACAATTCGTTCCTCGTGGCTGGGTAAGCTACGATGATGAGCCTACGCCCTATCAGGAGTACGCGGTTTACGACGATGAAGACAGCGACGGCTGGGTAGCTATCGATGGAGTGACCACTAACTACTTCAACACCGTTATGTTCTTTGACCTTAAACTAATCGACTAACTATGACGATATTTGTTGATATTACTGACATCCTCGCATGGGGTGCTATTGCTCTGTGCGCCCTCGCCCTATTCACCCTGTGGGTAATCGAAACCATTAAGAAACACATCAAGAGAAAATGAACGACGAACCAAATTGTTGGACCTGCGCATACCGTGACCTCCCCGAAACCACGGAACCCTGTGCATCCTGTGACATGTACTTTAGCCACTTTGAATCCAGTGAACCCACGGAATCCACGGACACCGCGGCAAGCGAGGATGCACGGAGGTGCTCCCTCTGCAAATTCCGTGATATCCCGATAGTGCAATCCCCCTGCCAGAGGTGTGCTATCACTCCCGGACTTCCCTGCTTCACCTCCGATACCAACAAATTGGTAGAGATGGAGAAGTTGAAGCGGGAAGAAGCAAAGCGGAGGGAAGCCAAGATGGCAGGTCCTACCTGTCTGACATGTAAACATAAGGGGGTATCTATCCAAGAGGAACCCTGCATCTCCTGCAACGGCTATCAGAATTATACCCCGGATGAATCTGCGCCATGTGCCGAAGGTACGGACGAGAACGACGATGTCATCGAACCGTGCAATACTTGCACCCACCGGGATAACCTCCGTTGCAATCCTCCATGCTCTCATTGCCGACAGGAGCGGGGAATTGAGTACCCGGAATATGAAGAAGCGGAAGAGGATGAAGAGGATGTCCCCTCCCCCTGCGCTACCTGTAAGTACGGGGACTTGCCCGGAACCGTGGGACCCTGTGCTTCCTGTTTCGACGAGGGGCTGGACCATCCCCTGAACTACGAGGAAGCCACGGAATCCGGGGACGAAGGTTCCACGGAATCCGGGGTCACAGAAATTGTGCCGAAGCATATTGTTGATATGTTTGTCGAAAGAGTGGGGCAAGAGGTGCGACGGCATTTTGAAGCCTGCGACGCCCGTCCACGTCCTTGCCCCTACTGCGGAGAAATCCCGGAGGTCGTGGGGGAAACCATCTATCCCGGAGAGGAACATTGCTATGTCGTCTGCAACGGGGCCAAGCTTCTTCCTCATAGCATTTCCATTCATGGCCTCACTCGCGAAGAAGCGGTAGCCCGCTGGAATAGCTTCGTATTAACTATGAAGTCCCAAGAAAAATGAACGCTCACTGGATAACCATTAGCGGGGGAGGATTCGTCCTCCCCATTAACTCCATACTAATCGCGGAGGGAGACCTCGCCGCATAACATTTCATCTCATGAACCTTCCATACATTGGACAAATCAAAGGGCTTCGCCAATATCTTATTGACGAGCGCATTCTCTCTCCTATCGAAGTTGGTCTAGCCTCCGACACAGAGCTACTCGACACAATCATTAAACGAGGATATTCCTTCGTCGTACCCTACAATGGTAGCTATACGACTGGGGATGAAATCCTTCTAATCCCTAATGACGCATTGAACCATGCAGTCAAATTCTCACGCTAAACGTATGTACACACTAATCGGATTCCTTCTCGGTATTCTCTTCTACTACATCATCGAGAACAATAACGACAACGACTTTACCCCTGCATGAAGAAGAACAGTAGAGGACTAATCGTCCATCCCGGATTGAAACATCCACGGAGGCCACGGCATAGTACTCCCCCGGTAAAGAACGTACCGAAGGGCTACATTGCCACTGGGGAGATTGCCGATAAAATTGGGAGAAGCTCCGTGTGGGTAATTCACGCCCTGAACCGATTGAAGGTCAAACACGTTCGTTGTGGGCATACCATGTACTGGGAAGGGGAAGGAGCCAATGAATATATTCAGATGCAGGTCAAAGGTCTATATGACAGCATCCCGGAAGGGTACGTTGATGTAGCTACCGCATTGGAATCTACGGGCTTGAAGTCTCCGGCGTATCTGACCACCCTATTCAAGCGGGGCAAGGTTCAACGTGTACGGTATCGTGATGATAGCGACCCTCGCGGTCGTAGGACACGGTTTGCGTACAATTTGCTTGACCTCCTTTCTCATTTGGGTTTAGATAGCTCTGGCGTATGAGAACGACCTACTCCACAACCAGAACCATACAGAAGGGCCAGAGCAATCAACAAACCTTGCTCGGCCTCCTTCTGAATATTGACCTCCTTGACTTCTCCCTCACCGTTGATAACATACGTGTCCTTCTGTACATGCACGCCAATGGATTTGAGAGTGAGCATAGTAACCCGGAAATTAGCAGGGGCACTCGCATCCAGATATCATCTCTCTACTATGTCCTGCGCAAGCTGGAAGAAAAAGGGTATATTGAATACGAGGGAGTGAGGGGGTCGAGGAAACAAACTAAAAGTAAACTAACTCCGAAAGGTATCACTTTCTGTCGTGACATCTTCCGGCCACAAACAATCTAATCAACAACATGGAAAGAAACAATCTCGATGAACAAGAAGAAGTCGCGGCCAAGCTCTATAGCATGGCTGAACTTCCCACCCCGTGGGACCAGCTCACGTCAGTTAAGAAGATGCCCTTCATGCTTATGGCGGGCAAACTAATCAAGGGAGAGGCTGACATCTTCGCCCAGCTGACCGCGAAGTACTGCGTCCAGCTTGGTGTACCCGGCAAGTACAAGACCATCATCTCCGGGATTATTAGTGCCGCCCTTGGAGCTTTAGCTATGTTTGGAGCGTTGGGGCAGAGTAGTTGCACCTACGCGGATGTGAGTAAGGACCGCGCAGTTATCTGCAATGGAGAATCCTGTGTAATCGTTAGCCCCGGAAGGTTGACCTTTACGCAGGAACAGCCCAAGACGGATGCAGGTCCGGTAGTAATTCCCTCCAAAGAATACTGCAAATAATATGGCAGAAGAGTACAGCGAGATTCCACAAGCTCCTGACCTCTTTAATCATCCCGTACCCTCGGTTCCCGTGGGTACGGAGATGTTTAATGAGGCCCCGCCATTTGATTCAATGCCGGACCCGATTGCCCCTGTCTATGGGGATAGTGATGTAGGGACGTTCCATACCCCGGTATATAATGATGACCCCCTCATGCGCAACCGGGAAGAGAGCATGTTCGCCATTGTGTATGACCCAAAGGATTCCGGGCCTAACGCAAAGGTCATGTACACCTGCGGTGTTGTCATTGATGATAATGAGGTGCATGGAATTGGTGGTGCGCCGGGGACGTTGAAGGCAGTGGATAGTAAAGAGAAAGCACCATTAGATGATGACATCGTCTGGTATGTCAATGTTAAATCCGACCGCAAGTCCTCCACCGTGTCTAGTAAGAAAGACACCAGCGCGGACTTCTCCGTCCCCATTGCGAGGACGAGCAAGGGCAGGAACGGATATATCCAGCAACTTCACCGTGGTGCTATCTTCATTGGAGGCGGCGGTGGTGGTGGCGGCAAGTTCCCATACAAGGTCACGACGACTAAGGAGCAGGACGCAAACAAGAACTGGCATACCTACGCAGTTATCGAGCCGGGCGGTTTCCGTGATACCGAACGGAAGAAGGTGGAGATTGACGGGTTCAAAGACGGGGCGGCTAAGAAGGAAATCGTAACCGACGGTGAACTTCCCGTACTCCTTGAATGGGAATACACTTGGCCCGCCAATACCGTGACGAACGCCAAGCTGGTTGTTGATGATAAGCCGTGGGATGGTAAGGAGGTAATCACTCCGATTGAGAGTGCCGAGGGAACGGGTAAGAGCAAATGCGCGATTGCCATCCTGACGGTAACGCGAAACCCGCAGGACAATAGTCTTGACGCAACCGTGAAATCCCAGCTGGTCAATACTGGACTGGCCGCCGTCTGGTACAGCGGATATGTTGATGGCGTTAGCGGACGTGTTGGGCAATATGCAGAAGTAAGTACCGTAGCACCATGAAGTCTCACCTCTTACTCCCCACGAACTCGTCGAAGGATATTTCGGTTTTAATGTGGAAGAATAGTCCTGACTACACTGAACAATATAAAAGTAGTTTGTGGTATGGAACCCAAGGACCCACGGTTTCCGGGCTTCCTGTACCTCTAGGTCGAGCCGTAGCTATTTCACCAAACGCAACGCATAAACCGGGGATTAAGTGCAAGAACCTTGTGGACGCGTGGAAAGTCTTCAACACATTGAAAGGATTTAATTCCATCGCGCTTCGGGCGAAGTTGCCTAGTCAGAATGGCATTCCCGGAGGCGTCGATGCTCGTACTCAATTTCGAGTATACGAGCCAGCACTTTGGTTCGCATGGCAGGGAGTGCCGGAAGGAACTGAAATTACTCCACATGAAGTCACATTGCAGGAAGCCCGCGATTGGCCCTACTATGACGACGGCTGGCTATACCAAAACAGTATATACGGACCACATTATGGAAGCGGATTTATGGATAATATGTGGTACATTGAATCAGAAAGTGGAGCAGTTTATCTGGATGTAAGTATCGGTTTAAGCTTCAAGTATGAGAGAAAAACATCCTCTGGTGTATGGCAGACCTTTTCGATACTTGCCTATGTAGGCTACCCCATTAAATATTGGGCGAATGGGAAGAAGGCTTCCATGCGAACAGTCACATGGAGCACCACGATAGGTGGAGTAGAAGTTGACTGCCTTGGAAGTTATTACTGTTGGACCCCCTACGTTGCCGCTCCCGAAATCTCCCAAATGAATCAATGGTTTAAGGGATTACAGTTCACGACACTTTGATATAGCAGTACAACTGGCTTATCGATTTCGTACATCGAAATGTCAGGACGTTAAACTCCCACGGAACCCACGGAACCCACGGCCAAATGGTCACAATGGGTTCCGTGGGTTCCTTCGTTGTGTCATACCCACTAGCGTGTGCGGTTGTGTCATACCCACTAGCGTGTGCGGTTGTGTCATACCAATTAAAAATTTCTTGACCAGAATCTTCTTCTGTGTATGATGGCGGGCATGGACAACAACATCCATTACATCATTAGCGCGTATAACCCCTCCCTGCATTGGCCGGAGAGGGAATCAAACCTAATCCATTACACGGTCAATTATCTTAAATCCCTGCACATCCCCGGCGAGCGCATTACTGTCATGTCCGAGGACCTTGGCGTTCTTTCATGGGCCAAAGCGGAGGGGCTGAACGTTGCCCGCGTCCCTGATGCACCCGATGAAGCCATCCTCTCCATCGCCGCAGAGCATGCGGGAATGGACATCATGGTGCTCGATACTCAATGCCCGGTGCGCGAAGCGGACCTTCTCGACGTTATGGCTAGCCAGATAGCTACCGAGAAGGATGTCATCTTCATCTCCGCATACATGGGAATGAAGCGGGCGGCCATCGAAGACTTCCCTGCATGGACCAGTATAGTTGACGGTAGTGTGTGGGGGTTCCGGCACGATAGCGACCTGAAAGCCATTAAGAAAATGAGAAGTATCTATTATGTCTATCATGACGCGTTCGCCGGACACTTCGGAGTGAGCCTCGACTACCAATACGACAAGGAGGTTCTCGACATCGCCGTGAAACGCGGCTGGGAAAAGAGCGCAAGCACCGCTCCCTGCTCTGCGGATTATCCGCGCCGCGTGCAGATTATGGTTGACAAACCCAAACAGAATATCTAATCTTCATTCACACCATGAACACAAACCAATTATATTTTGACGGAAGCCTCGGACAGTTCATTTGCAAGGCGAACTATGAACGGGTAAGCGTAAACCCTACGTTGGAAGTTCAGCATGGAATATCCTCCCTTGTCCTCCATTTTGGCACGGGATTTAAGGGAGACCTCCGGTTTAATTTCTCCCATGCCTCTGCTCTTCTTGTCAACGTCTCCCCGTCAAGCCCCTTTGCATGGAAGATTCAGTTAGCCCCGCTCAACGCCGGAGCCTTGCCTGTATGGAAGACAGTCGCGTCTGGCATGACGTCCTCGGTGAAACCCGGAGGCACTACTGACACCATTATCCTTCCGACCGATATATTTGAATTAGACCCTGCCGAATATCCTGTCGGGACCTACTGGATGACTGTTGAGTTCTCCAATACGGTTGACTGGTCCCGCACCTTCCCCTTCACTCTTCAAATCATCTAACCATGCAACTAGATTTATCCCACATCCTGCAACTCTACCCCGTCCTGAAGGTCCTCCATTACCAGACAAGTAGTGGATTCCATCATGAACGATACGATGATGCGGTAGAAGAATTGGGTGGCATTGCCGACAGTTTCATTGAAACCTATCTCGGACTACATGGCCGCGACTGGATGGTAAAGCCCATGTTGGTGCGTCCCGTGTTGCCTGATACTTCTACTAATTGCATTCTCCTGTACAGAAATGTCATCCTACATGACATCGTTCCCTACCTCTACACCATTGCCGGGAATGAACCCGCGCTAAGGAAACTGGCAGAGGACTTCGAGCAGAGTGCCCAAAAGATTTACAGCCTACTGAACAATTACGTCTAATAGAACCCATGCCTACAACAACTCGCGTCCGAGAATTTTTCCTCTGCTCCGACGGCCCGGAGAGCAACCCCGAAGTAATAGCCACGGTACTTCCAAGGCTTGACGGGGTTTGCTCCCGCGCCCGGTCCTTGACATGGGGTGTTATTGCCTATTCCCTCTCTCACTTCAACCTGCCATTCGGTGTTGCCTTGGAGAACATGAGGAACGGTTATTGTGCCCGCGTCGTAGGAACGCCCACTGGGGAGGAAACCGAGGATGGAAATGCCGACGTTACTCCTTGGTTCATCCTGCAATCGTTCAAGACCGAGAGCGACGAATGGGACTACCGTTTCATGGCGTTGGAACCAATAGAGGCAGGAGCCGCCATTGATATGAAGAGGGATTATCTCCTGCCCGACGGGTGGTATAAAGTCGGAGAAGAGGTAACTCTTCGCAACGATTTCATCGCCTCCTTCTGTTGGGAGATTGCCATTCCCGGCGACACCTTAAAAATAGAAACCGCAAACGCATAGACGAATAAATCATGAACGATAAAGTAGCTATTTTAGAAGACAAAGGATTTGGATTCTTCCGAGTAACTCACTGTGGAAGTGTCATTGCAGATTTTCTTTACTGCACTGGCTCTGGTGAACAAGGATATATGACACGAGATTCCGCAAAGAAACTGGCAACGAAGATTGCCCACAAAATTGAGAAGAGCACGATTATCGAAACCGAAAAAGGATTCAAACTACTTAAACGGGAAAGGAACAACAATGACCAACGATAAATATCTACTGGAAACCTTCTTAATGGAATACCCGCGAGCAGGAATCATTGCGGTGATTCATCGAAACTACCGTATTGCCATGTTCCCCTATCACAGGAATGAGGATGAGAAGGGACTTCCGACAAGAGACTTCGCCCTCGAAATGGCAATCGAACTTCGTGACAAGATTAAGAAATGCACGACGGAAGAATCTGACACGGGGATTACCTTCGTCGAAAAGGAACAACCAATCTTCAATGACTAACAAACGCAAATTCAAAAAGGGAGACCTTGTTCGGTTCATCAACACAGGAAGGCATCCAGAAATACGTGAGAGTTTAGCGGAGGGTTCCCTAGTATACGTCCAAGAAGAGGAAGGTATGGACCGTCGCATCCTTGTCAAGACCGGGGATGGGACACATAAGCGGTTCCCCTTCTATGAGTTTGAGCTAGTGGAAGAGACCAAACATGAAGTCTTCGTCCGATACACACGGGACGAGGCTATCATCCTCTTCAACTATCAGCCCGTTCTCCGCATACCTACCAGATATAAGCTGGGCGACCAAGAGGTCGATATGTGCTGGGAAGTAGAGGGCTGGGCCAAGTGTATTGTTGAAGACCTCAACGAGCATGTCATATTACCGGATATAAACAAAACCAAAAACGAAAATGAAAGTAGAACCCGGAAAAGTTAAGACCAGATTTAAGTGCGGCGACGTTGTTCTTCGGATAGATACGGGGAGATGTGGCATGTGTGGGGATAGCATCCCAACAGGGTCTATCCTTCGGGTAGTGTCCGACGAGGATGTTGCTGGTGTCGTTCGTGTCCAATATCCCCAAGCGGATGATGAAGACGAAGAGATACAGGATGTTATGTGGTACGAAATCGACCACTTACCCGCGAAAGCCAAGGTAGAAGAATTCTCGGATGCCGTGAGGGTGTCCATGAATGGGGACGCTATTGCCACCATTCTCACGGACATTGCCACCCCATTGGGCACTCTTCATTTCGAAAGCTGGGCCAGAGAAATTGCCCAGTCGATGGCGAACATTATTAACCTTCAAATCTCATTGGGGAAGCTAACCTCGGATGGAATCAAAGTAGAAAAAACTAATGACAAGGAAAGATAAGATAAAGGAAATACAGAAGTGGGCGGGAACTACGCCCGATGGCATCCTTGGTGATAAGACCATTGATGCTATATGGAAGAAGATACAACCCACGGTTTCCGTGGAACCCGATGAACAACCCAACGATTCCCCGGAATCCGCGGGTCCCGTGGAATCCCCGGCAGAGATTATCCGCAAGGGCATGGCTAAGAAGATTCTCAACATGGAGGACTACAAGATTACAGGTCCCGATTCTCTGCGCGTAACTCGCCTCCCCTCCGGTGACGGCGGTGGCAAGTGGGAGATTGCAGGTATTTGTGATGGGATTGAACCCAAGGAATTCAATCTAATCAAATCCATGATGGACCGAGGCGACAGGGATGCGGCATGGGAGGAATGCCTCCGCTATGTTCTCGCCAATACGGAACCGTTGGTTGCCAAGGGAGTTGCAGGATGCTACGCCATTGAGTTCATGCTTCGTGACATGACCTTCAACATGGGCGTGGCGGGAACGACTAAAGTCGTCCAGCGCATGCTCGACATTGATATCGATGGCAAGTGGGGGAAAAATACTCAAGCCAAATGGACGGACGCCATTCAATCATGGGAGGAAAGCGAAGTCCTCGATATGCTGGACCGCGCTTGTCGTGCCCGCTATTGCTCCATTGTAAGAGCCAATCCGGTGAAGGCGAAGTTCCTTACGGGCTGGTCCAACCGATGCAATGCGCGACATGCCTACGCTCTTACTCTGTTGTCAAGGAAATAAACAGGGAATTTTCTTGACCCGTTAAACCCCAAATGATAACATGGCGGCAAGGTAATTCCTTGCCGCCGTGTTTAAATTCGTCGCACAGCTAAACACCATTGACGGCAACGTGTGGACTTTGCTTCTCACTCGTATCGTCGATGAAATGTCTCCCGCATATCTCGTATTTGTGGGAGTTATTTACGTGGCAGTAAAGCTGGCGTATAAGTACATCTCAAAAAAGATAGAGTTTAGTCTTGACAAGGAGAAGTCATTTCTCATACTATTGCAAGAGGCTCTAAGAGTTATATCCGAGTTGGATAATTCTCTAGACCAACTACATGGAAAAATAGACAATCTACGAAGCGACCATGAAGAGATAATCGACCGCGCCTTCTGCGCTATCTCGCAACAAGACACCCCCTCCGACAGAAATGAAACTATTCAATCGGTTCCGAAAAAGCCACGAGCAGGAACAACTCGAAAACGAGTTGACCCAGAATCTTAATCAATTACAGGAAAGCATCCGTGCGTGTACTGAAAAAATCCGTTCAAGGAATCGGTTCTATGCCTCCCTTCCTATTGGTCGCGAAGGTGAGCTGAAACTGCCCAGAAACCAATGGGCCTATTTTTTACGGGGGAAAGTAGGAATTCGTTATGACGGAGAAACCCTTACCTCTTCGGTTACACAGGTTAAAACTCGTGAAGAAGTTCAACTGCCAAGAATTATTGACGCGGAGAGAAGCCATAAATTACTTGTCATACGAGGATATGTTATTGACAGGAGAACAAACCGCACCTATTATCAGGGCGAGACAGTAAGTTTTCAGCGGGGAGAACCAATGCAATTAACGTTGAACGGGCATATTAGCATGATGTGGACACCCCCGCTTCCCGATGCAATCATGCCGTTCTATCAAACCAATATACATGGCCTTAATTCCTAACACTCCGGCCTCCAACCCACAGCCTCCGACGATACCCATTGGAACCACGGATTCCTCGTGGCGCAATGGGTTCAGTCCTGACAGGCCAATGGGTGAGCCGATAATTAACTTTCCCACTCCTGTGGTAAAGAACGTGATGTTCTTCGTTGAGAGGATTGCCAAGAATCCCAGCGAGATTACCATTGAATTGGGAACCCCGTTCGTACCTACCGCAGGTACGACCTTCCTCCCGTTTATGCGGGATGCAGTTCTCGTGCATGTCGAACCCGTCAATGAGGCGGCGAGACAGCACGTTTATCGTTTCTACTACATGGTCCCGCCGGAACAGCAGTTCCGATATAACATTCAGGACATGAAGAAAATCCGTGACGGCTATACGTTGAAAGATACTGCCGCTACGGGTAAGTTCATGGGGCCGGATGCAGACACGGAAGAGTTGAAGGACTTCTACGAGATTACACGGGAATGGGTGGAACCCACGGATTCCGCGTATGCCCCGCTCCCTCTTGGCTCGTTTGACCCCAGCAACGAAAAGCTTGATCCTGACTTCTATGACCAGCATTTCTACACGGCATACGATGCCCAGCTGGTATATGAAGAAGTAGCCCAGTTCGAAGAGGAACACCTGCGCAAGTACTTTCGTAAGGTCATCCGTGTGTATAAAACCCTGCCGGGACCTGTGGTTAAAGAGTTCGTCCCTTATAACATTTGGCAGAAGGGAGATACGGTGTGGGATGAAGGTGGTCCGGGAACGAACCAGCCCGAATCTGAATGGGTGGCGCAGACTGCAATTAAGTTATCAAGAGAGGTCTGGGCCGCGCCGCTTTGGCCCGTCGAGGGTGGAGGGAAGGAACCGGGTCAGGCCCGCATTCCTCACATGCCCCTCCTTGAACTGGACAATAAGCCCGTTAGTGCAGGCTGGGACAAGGGCAGTTATCCGAGTACGCAGATGTACACCCTTGTATCTATGTACAAACGGAACAGTAACATTGCGGAGAAAGAGGAACAGAACAGCCTCTCCGGTAATTGTTGTAACCCCGATTCCCGTTTTGTCCGGTGCATCAATACAACCGTGACGACTAGCCAGTCCGTTGACTGGACAGCGAACGGCGATGTCCCTGCGATTGACCCTCCCGACCCCGGCGAGAACTGTAGCCAATGGCGTGTAGATTCCTCTGTGGTAGTACATGAAGGGTACTCTCATAAGGAAACGCGAAAGAGTTGCACCACCTACGACCAGATTGACGAGTTCTGGGAATCCTCATTCGATAGGATAACCAATCAGGTCTATCCTGTACTGCGGAAGATTGTACATAATCCGAGCACTGACTTCGATACTGATTGGCAGAAGGAAGGATTCACCAAATACACGGACGCAGTTGGCAATACCTACTATGGCCGGAAGCTGGAAACCCCGGAAACCGAGGAAGCCATTACCATCCCCGACACGCCGTGGACCAAAATCGGATATAACCTTTCTGACTTTACTGCGGTTGAGGATTCGGTCCCGGCCACGGGTATGCTCCGTACCATGTCCCTCATCAATGGATGGAACGACCCCAGTTACCCCCAGTTCGCGAATACTTTTGCATTGCTCGGCTCGTTTAGTACGGACAACCAGCATGCTGACCGAGGTATGAACGTGGGCATCCGGTTTAAGGGTATGCGCTGGTGGAACATATATATCCAGAACAGCTATCCCGAAGTCCAATCCCCCGGCACGATTGAAGCAGGATATTATTACAACGCCCCCAACCCTGACGGTCCGTGGCTGACACAGAACGGCCAGTACAAGATTGAGATGGAAGCGATTATCCGTGATACCCTCTATGCGGAGGGCGTAACGAGCGCACCGTGGACGTTCCCACTGGGCGTCATGGATGGTACTGCCATCTACCAGCGAGCCAATGGATATAACCCAGAGATGAAATTCTCCGCGGGCACATTGCCCTCTGGTATTGGCAACGTATATCTGGATGTGGAGAACGGCCAGCTGAACATGACCGCCATTGTCATTAACCCCAATGGCAATGCCATCAATGGAATCATCCCCATCCACATCAACGGGACAGAGGTCTTTAATATTGAGGTAGTCACGACTAGCAATACAGGACAACCCGACCTGCCGGAACCTACGGTCAATACATCGAACGGCGCGAAGACTAAATACCGTGCCGGGAACTATGTCCTTAACGCCGCAGTTGCCGAGAAGATTACCCTGACCTACGACGGAACGAAGTTCCCCTACTTCCAGTTCGATGTCACTATATGCAGTCTCCGAGGCAATACGTTCAAGGTCACGATGAGCGACAAAATTCAGCGCGTCGTCCTGCGCCAATGGGTGAACCCCTGCTACGCCGTAGATAGTTACATGCAGATTCCGGGAATCGGGTACTACAAAAAATATACTACGACGATGAACTACAGTTTTCCCGCCGTGCTCGGTACAGTTCGTTGGGTTCCGTGGAATACGAGGCCTGACCTTTCTGGCAAGAATGCTGGACAGTACTTCCCGCAGACCACGATGAAGAGGGACAGCTATTCCGGTCCCTGCACTGCCGTGGTTGAAGAGGCATTCTCCCCTGACGGTACATGGCCTAAGGGCTGGGGCCTAGGTACTTCACCGCAGTTCACGACGAACAGCGGGTACTTCTCCACGCCGCTTTGCGATTACCGTATGCCCGCATGTCTCCATGCGCCCATGAATGTCTCCGTAACAATCGGCAATCAGGATGCCAAGTGGCTTCCCGGTGCGTTCAATACCACGTTCGCCGGAACCTCCGAGACTGACTGGAAACCCGTGACTTCGTACTACGCATCCCCATGGAACGGCGGCATGTTGTGCAAGAAAGTAACAATCTATCCTCCCAATTAAAGCTCATGGCATTTATTACCAAATCCTATTTGACCTATCGCAATGTTTGTGACGAGCTTTGCATGCTCATTACAAACCAGCCGCCATCCAAGTCCAATGTTGACTTCCGTCGCATATTGAAGGAAGCGCAGAACCTCCTGCTCAATGAGGCCACGGTATCTCCGGATTCCGTGGAAACCTTGGACTTTGAAGGAATCCCTCGCGGGGGTTCTATCTCCCTGCCCGAAGAATATGACAGTATTGTCGAGGCATGGTCGCCCAGTGGCAAGAAATACCACATCATTGACCGGGCCATGTTTGAGAGCAATACTTGGTTCCGTTCCGAATATCCCAAGCACGACAGCGGCTATCATGCCATCATGCTGGACATGGGGCTGAATGAACAGAACCTTCGTACCTACTCGGTATTGTCTGGCAGTAATGGCATCAACGATAATCCTACGAGCAACGTCATGACGGTTTCGGCACGGTGCGCATTGCGCGGCCTATCCCTAAACATTTATGATGACGCGGCATGGGAGGACAAGGAGGTTCGTATCTACCCCGGATGTCTTCCCGCATTGAAGGCGATGATGCTGGCCGTGGTCTATAACGAGCAGGGCAATACCCAAATGGGGACGGACAGCTACGGCCTTGCCGTCAAATACCTGAACGACCACCTGCGCAAATATCGTCAGGGCACGTATCAGGCTCCGAACATTATTCAGAACGGCGGCATCATGCAGTGCCCCGGACTTAACCTCATGTAATTATGGCAACCAAACGTACAGACATATCGAGCGAGACGAGCGCGAGCGGGGGCATCCCCGCCGCCAAGTCCATTAAGCAGAAGACGATGGACGAGGTGCTTCCGAAGACGAACCCCGACATCCCTCTCCGTCCAATGAATAACAACGACCCGAACAAACCCGTCGACGCGAAGGAGATGAACACCATCGCCGCGGCCAATAGTAACCACGGCATCAAGAATCCCCCGGCATCCGCGGCTCCCGCGGCGGCCCAGTCTCCTAGTCCCTATGGGCGGGGGATTACTGAACCAGCAGTGCCGGGAGCGGTTGACCCCAACAGCGCGGCCTACGC